TCTGCGGCTACCGTGAAAAGCAAAACATTATCTGATTGCATCGGCCACCACCTCCATACAGCGCTCATAGCCAATCGCTTGGGTTTTGGTCATCCCAATTTGCCCTGACCTGTTCTTTTTGTAGTCCATGACAACTCTCAGCTTGGAGGCTTGTGACTCACGGCCCGCCCTGATGCCAGAGGCAAAGGCTTCATCCATTGCCTGGGTAAACAGTAGGTCAGCGATTTTGTATTTTAGCTCTGTGAACATGGTTTCCTATCCTAGAACGCAATGTACGAGTCGAAAAAAGCTATGGCAAATGGCCAAGCCCAGGCGATAATGTGGCGGTGGGTCTCTGTGACAACCAACCCCAAGCCGATTAGGGCCAGGGCTGTCATTGACAAGAATTGTCGGGTGTCTTTGGTCATCTTTACGCCTCCAAACTTGATAGGTATTGGCCCTCTGCCTTTAGGTTCAAAACACGGCACTCAAACACACCATAAAACTCAGGGTCCAGCAGGTTGTTACAGTCATCATCAAAAAGGTATGCCTCTAGGCCACCTGTGTAAACCAAAGGTGCGTCATCTGCGAGCTTGAATGTTGCATCCCAGTCAATCGCCTTGTGGATGCTCCAGATGCCCAGGTTGCCCTGGTAGCGGGCCAGGGTGTAGCCCTCAAACTCACGAATGATTTCCAGCTCTGTTGCGTTTACTGTTGTAGTCATTTTGGGGCCCTTTCATGTGCCTTGGTGGTGCGCTTGATAAGACTCTAGCATGAATGGTGCATAATTGTGCAAGTTTATTTATTGGGCGAGTCTAATTAGCCAAGGTGCCAGGGGATGTCAGCTGGCTCAATCTTGAAATGGACACCCATTTCACCTGGTTCCCCGTAAACCTTTTGGGCCTCCCACTGGACAATCAAAGCATCATCAGTCATTAGCTGGCCATACTTTTCTAGGCTTATAGAATCGCCTAATGAGCGCTGGAGCTTGTCGGTGTCTGGGGCTACGGATGGCCAGAGCCGCTTTACGGTCTTGGGCCTTGGCATGACAAATGTTGCTGTGACCTTTACGGGCTCAGTGAACATCTGGAAGTCTGGGTGTTGCTCTAGGTAGATTTTTACTGCGGCGGCGATACCTTCACGAAATGGGGCCAATTTCTTGCTGGCCTCTATGAACCTTCCACCGCTGGCGTGGTTGCCCCCTACATAACGCTTAGAGCCCTGGGGGGCGGGTTCTATCCCACCAACCCAGAGCTCCATGCTTTGCTTGGTTGTTATTTTTTCCCCTGCCTCACAGCTAGGACTATTGAGGTAAGGAATAGCCACGCACAAAGAATGTACGCCGCACCCTGGAGGAAAATGTTGCTTGCATCAGCGGCCAGTAAGCCAAGAAAAACGGCAAACACCAATGTATAAGCTAGAGCGGCCATTAGCTAAAATGGCATGTCATCAGCGGTGACTGTTTCGATTTTTGGGTTGTTGACATGAATTGCGGCGTAGCGGATTTGACCATTATCGCCCTCAAATTCCTCAACACGAACTGAGAGATTTCCGCTGACATTGACGATAGCGCCAACCTTAATTCCAGCGGGTTGCTCCCAGACAGTGAACTTCTCTTTGCGGTCTGTGCCCTCACGGTCTTTGAATGATGTGGTGACAAAGATTCCCTTGTCCGTAATCAATCGCTCAACCGTTCCATCTGTAATCTGTATTTTAGCCATTTCGGCCTCTCTTTATTATTCCGTTCCTAAACATTGCGCTTAGGATTTTCCACCCTAGCACAACCGCCATTGAACACTAGGTCCATTTCGCCAGTTATGCCGTGGCGATTCTTTGCTACATCCATGACCATTCTAGTCTGCTCAAACTCAGCATCCCGCTCGGACCTCTCACGCCTAAGCAAAATCACCACATCAGCATCCTGCTCAATCGCTCCAGAATCTCTAAGGTCAGAAAGAGCTGGGGCTTTATCTAGCCTTGATTCGCTTTGCCTGTTCAGCTGAGCCAGTGCGATAACGGGGACCTCAAAGTCTCTGGCCAGGGCCTTGAGGCTCATTGAGAAATCGCTGATTGATTCATACCTTTTGCGGCCTGGGATAGTGTCATGGATTAGCCCCAGATAGTCAATGACAATCGCTCTGAGTCCACCATTTTGCTGGAGGGTCCTAGCGTGTGACCTGATGTCATTGATGGTCTGTGTGCCCTTGTCAACAATCGCCAGGTTGGACTCACTTAGTTCATCCTTGGCCTTGTTCAGCGCTTTCCAATCGTAGTCAGAGAGGGTGCCTTTTTCCAGGTTGCCTAGATAGACGCTTGAGGTCATTGAGTACATTCTGGTTAGTAGCTCTGTCTTAGACATTTCCAAGCTGTGGAATGAAACTGGGCCCTCTTTGCTGAGGTGATAAGCCGCCTGTAATCCAACCACGGTCTTACCCACGCCAGGGCGAGCTCCAATGACATACATTGCGCCAGGGCGAAACCCACCAATCGCTGTGTTGAGTGCATCCCAGGGGCTCTTTAGGTAGGTCCTGGGAGTAGCCAAAACATCCAAATGACCCAGGGCAAGGTGGCTGACATACTCAATTTTTCCAGTGGTCCTGCTCTCAGCAAGTTTGCCGAGGTTGCGGCGGGCTTCATCAATGACGGCATCCAGGTCCTGTGATGGGGACTTGGCTACGATGTCATGGCCTGTGTTTTTGAGGTCACGCCTGATGGATTCATCACGCACAATCTGAGCATAAAAGCTGACATTTTCAGCGGTAATGCTCTCATGTTGCCAGGCATGAACATCCACAGAATGACTGGGTAGCTTTGCGGCTACCGTCAGGGCATCAATGGCCTGATGTTGTTTCCTCATGTCACACAGAGCCTGATAGACCCTGCCTAGCTTGTGGTCATTGAAGTCCTCTGGGGTCAGGTTTAGTTCATCAAGTGCCTGGCCTTTGGAGAGCAAGATGCTCCCAATAATTGCGGTCTCAGGATTCATCAGTTGCCCCCTGTGAACTTGTGCTTTTTAACTGGTGCCTCTTGTTTTCCCTTTGACCACTTTGCGCTGTTCCTAATCCAGTTTTCCCAGGTCAGGTTCCAGTTGATTTTGTTTGCGTTCCTGCCAGTAGATTGCCAATGAGCCTTGAAGGCGTGAGTCTCCAGCTTTAGGTCCACCCAAGGGAAGTGCTCAGCCATTGTTTTGAGACTCTCTGGGCTTGGCTCAAAGTCCATAGGGATAGCGTGAGCCTTTGGTTTGGTTGGCTTTTCATCTGTTTTTACATGCTGGGTTATAGTGTTCTTAACCTGGTCTTCTTTAGTTATAGTCTTCTTAGGGGTCGGATTATCCGTCAACGGGTTTTCCGTCAACGGTAAATCCACGGGCTCGTGAGTGGTCCAGATTGACTCACCAAACCTTCCGCCCTCATTTGGTTGAGAGCGTGACAAATAGCCAAGCGCCTCAAGCTCTTGAATTGCAGACCTAATGGCATCCTTGCCCTCTTGGTTTTGGTCTGCTAATGAATTAATGCTAAGTGACCAGCCTTGGGAGTGACTCATTACTAGTGAAATTAGCCCTCTTGCTTTGAATGAGAGTCTTGTATCTCTCAGCCAAGCATTAGGCATTTGGGTGTAATGGTCATCAAAGCTATGATGTCCTCTAATTAGTGGCATTTGCGGCTCATTTCCATGTCGTTTCATGTTACAATTTAGGTGTTACTTGGTGGCTCTCATTCCTCCATTTGACCCTTTCATGTTACGGGAGACCCCTGGCTAATCGCTGGGGGTTTTCCTATTGTCCTGGTAAAGTCATCTAAAAGCAAATACCAGTTACCAGAAACATAATCATACACTGTCACCTCTAGCGGATTTTGCCAGGTCCTAAGCTTCCAGCCATAGGCCTGAGCGGTCACTGCCGCCTCGCTGGAGGCTTCAATTAGGTAATTGAAGTAACTGCAAAAGGTGATGATGTTTGAGGCGTTAGAGAGGCGCTTAGCCTTTGAGCCTCCAGCCCCTCGGTTTATCCTGTGCTGAGGGACAAGCGTTTCATCCTGGATGCCACAGTGTAAGCAATGGCTGTCCCTGGCTAGGTATTTTCTAAACTCTTTTTCAGTCACAGTCTGTAGTGTCGTTCTGACAGACCTCACAGTTGCCATCACACTCAGCGCAATAACTGTTTTCTAGCATCTGGGCCATTGCCATTTTGTAGAGCTCTGCAAAAACTCGCCGCTCCATCCGTTCCGCCCGCCTGGCTTCAATCCATTTAGCAAACATTATCCCCTCCACTCAATTTGAATCAGTTTGCCAGCGGCCATGACGGCCATCTGGGACTCGCTTAGGTGCCTTATTTTTGCCTTGATTCTGTTCAGTTCTGCTCTGGCCAGGTCAGCTTCAAATCTGGAATCCATAGCCTTGAGCTTGGCCACTGCCTGGCGGTCCACAATCGTGCCCTGTGCACTGAGTAACTCTGTGGCTTCAATCCTGTCAGCGGCGCTTGCTAGTTCTAAATACTTGACCTCAGCCTCAGCAAGTAGGGAAATCCCCTGCTCACTTTGGAGGCGTATTCTCTCCAGTTCCCTGATGACCTGTTTTGGGGTCTCCATTTATTACCTCTCTCAATTTCATGCCCAATTTTTTTAGCTCTTTATACTCTGCCTCACCTTCATCCTGGTATCCCTGGAGGTAAAGCGATTGGACCAGCTCTCTCTTTTCATTGATAGCGGCCACCAGTATGTTCCTACTCAGTAAATGCATTCGCTAAAGCTGTCATTGCTGTAAGTGTTTCCTTAGGTGCCTTAGCCTGTCGGGCCTGATTAAACACATTACGCAAGACCTCAACTGTTTCAGCCTTGGTGGCCTCTGCTAACCAGTCACGGGTTTCTGATTGTCTGTTTCGGATTTCCTCAGAGGATGCCACACCCTTTTTTGTGTCTACGGCAAGCGCCGCAACCATAGCCCTGCCCCAGGCGGCTGTCTCAGCGTTCTGGACCTCTGAGTCCCTAGTGAATCTGGTTGGCCCTGGTACGGGCTCCCAGGCTGTTCCTATGCCAGGGTTGTTATCCTCTGGTGAGCGGTATGCGGCGGCTGTGTAAACCACCCAATCCTTACCGCCAAAGTCAGTCAGAAACTCAAGCCGTACCTGACTCAAATTGCCCTCAGGAAACTTTTCACGAAACTCAATAATGCGGCTGGCTACATCAATGTAATCCAGCGGCCCCTTGTAATCAGACATCAGCCAACCTCACTTCAATCTGGTCAGTTATGGTGAGCCAAATGTCAATCCCACCCACCAAAATTGCTACTTGGTCAGGCATGAAGTAATCAGCCCTAACCCCTTGGACTTCACCGACTATGTAAGTGTTCTCATTATTTGGGCGATTGATGGTCAAATCAACCACATCCCCAATGTTCAGTTCTTGAGCGTTCATTAGTTTCCTTTCCTAGTTACTAAAAATGGCGTTCCAGACCCTCTGGATTGCCTACTAAACATGTGCTGGCCGTTTACCATCCCACGCTTTGCATTTCCCATAGTATCAATGACCTGGCTCTTAAGTGCAAGTGCCACAGCCTTAGCCTTTGATTCAGCTTCAAGTGCTCCACTTAAAGTAATACCGAGCTCACCCAATTCCACTTGAGAATCCTGGATGTTTGGGTTCATCAGCCTCACGCTTTCGTAGGTGCTGGTTGACCCATCCCAATCTGGTGCGGTCTTTTCATCCACGCATTGCAAAAATTGTTCAACCATCATCATGTCTGCAGATTGCTGAAATGCGTCAGCCCTTACCTCAAATTCACGATAGTCAGACCCGCCAATTAGCACAGCCACATAAGCCTTTTGGAGACCAAGGGTACTCATGTACCATTGGACCTGTGTGAGGTAATAATCAGGCACCCCATCTGTCCAATCGTCTGGGTATTTTGCGGTCTTGATTTCGACCACGCTAAGAGAGCCGTCAGGCTCAACCGCCAGGCCGTCAACATTTGCAACCTGGAATGAGTATTCAAGACTTTGCCAGGTGCCAACATCACGCTGAATAGTCAGCTCTGGGTGTTCGTCAGCGAACTTGTCTAGCACCACCGCTTCTAGTCTGCGGCCCCACTCCATCGGTGGGCTGTCTGGTATCTGGTCAGAAATGTGTCCTGAGAATTTTGCCCAGGCTGTATAAGGTGACTCCCATTTGTTTAGCCCCGCTATGGTGCCAACCAGGGAACCTCCCACTTTTCCTTTGCGTAGTTCGTGCCACTCTGGTTGTGAGCTGTCAAAAGTGCCCAGGTGTTTTGCTGTTTGGATTTGCATTTTTTCCTTTCATTGTGTGAGAATCATAACCTACATGAGAGGACATACATTTTGATAACTAGAAATGTGCTACAAATCTGGGACATGGATTGCGCTAAATGCGGCACTATGTTTACAGAGCAAGCAAGCAAAATTCCAACCTGCCAATCTGAGGTCATTAAGTATGGCTGGGAAGCTGGCTGGAGTGTCACCAGGTCTGAGAAGCAGTATTGCCCAGGGTGCCTAAATGTTTGAGAGCCGTGAGGCTAGACAACTCTGGAATACATTGAATGAAAAAATTGAGGATTTGAAAGTAATTCCTGGATGCCGAGACAGTGACCCTGATGCCTGGTTCCCAACCGAGACACCAGGAATGGGCCCTGTCTATAACACCGCCAGAAAACTCTGCAATAGGTGTCCAGTCCAGGCACTTTGCCTTGAGTATGCCATTGTGAACAATGAGGCTCACGGGCTCTGGGGGGGTCTTACATACAGAGAGCGGCTAAAGCTAAAAAGGAACAGATAATCTAGGCATAAAAAAAAGACCCCCAGCAATTAGCTAGGGGTCTTTTTATTGGAGTGTAACTAGTAATTCCTAGTCAATCCGCTTGACTACTTTTTAGGCTTTCGACTTGGCCACAATGGATGTCAGGATAGATAGCACAGCCGCCCCACCTGCCACGCTAATCAATCCAGCGTAGTCAATGCTAAAGAGGCCAACACTGCCAGCACCAAGGGCCGCAATGGCCGCCTGAGCAAATGTCTTGATGGCTCTCTCACCAGCGTAGCTCCAAAATTCTAGGGTTAAAATTTTCAATAGTCTGTGTCCTGTCTGTTTCGTTTTACATCTTCTATGGTTGCGCTGGCTGTGTAGGCCGTTGCAATAATGCTTAAGAGTGCCACCCCGCCAATGACCAGTTGATTGCTTACACCTGTGTCAAAGAAAAAGGTGATTGCGCCAAAAACAATCATTGCCACAGCTAGGCGATACGAGCCGTAGATTAGCCGCCGCCTAAATTTCCAGGTATCAGAGCTTGAGCTCGGTGTTGCACCTAGAAAAAAGATTCCATCTAGGACCGATAGACACGCTTTTTTTACAGTGGCCTTTTGCAACATGGGCACACCTCTGGCTCAGCGCCTTTTATGTTAGCCATAATTAGCTTGTAGACATCAACCTTGTCGGCAGTCACCCCAAATACGCCCTTGAGTGTTTTTGATGCTGTTACATGGACATGAGGTCCTGAGCTAACCCCACTTAATCCGAGAAGTCCTATCGTCTGGCTCTTTGTGACCTTCTGCCCGACCGAATAACCAGGCTTAGAGTCCATGTGGCAATAGCCCAGATACCAAATAACGCCATCTTTATCCATGGCCGTTTGAACTACTACCCAACCTAAGACATCTGAGAACTGAATCAGTCGAATAGTGCCTTTGGCAATAGCGGGGATGCGTGTGCCAAGAGGTCTGGCCCAGTCGGTTCCCGAATGGGGTTGCATCTTGTTGGCTTTGCGAAATGCTGACATCTCGCCATAGTGCGATGTTATGTATTTGGCATCGTAGACGAGCCGCCAATCAGCAAATCTAATAGCCATTAGATAACCATCATAATCGAGTTGATGATTGAGACCACGCCAGCGACCAAAGCGGCCCAAGCTATTTTCTCAATCCATGCGGATTTGGCTTGTTGTATCTCCAATGTAGATACACGCTCAGGCATGTTGTCAAGATAGCCGAGCTTAGCGGTCAGTTGAATTAGTAGGCGTTCATTTTCCAGTTGCTTTGCGTAAAGCATTTGGAGCGTGACCCTAGCGTGAGGCTCCCGCTCTTCCATTACTCAGGGGTAGCTTCTGGTTCGGTGGTCTCAACTGGGACAATTTCAACCCAAGCTAATTCAGACTCATTCCAGTAGTAGGGTTTGCCGTCTTTTGGCATAGCAGTCGGCGCTTTCCAAATGAAGGCTTTTGAATCAAAGCTCCAAGAATCAAAGGGCTGAGGTGGCTTGAACTTTCCGCCAATTACATCCGAGCCAATCCAAGCGAAACCAGTTAGCTCGGTTTCCTCGATTAGCGTATCGGTTGGGAGTAATAGCTGGAGAAGCTCAAGGTTGTCACAGATTACGTTGTTGGTCACCTTGTTGTCTTTTACTATTGCGAAAATTGTCATTTTATGCTCCGTTCAATACAATTAGTCCGCCAGCGCCGCCAGAGCCACCAGCGCTTCCGCCATTACCCTGACCGCCGCCGTTTCCAGATACTGCGCCGCCGCCACCGCCACCACCGCCACCAGCCCCAGCACCTTTAGCACCTGAACCTCCGCCAGCGTAAATTCCGCCGCCGCCGCCACCACCACCGTTACCGCCATTCCAACCGCCGCCGCCACCGCCTAATCCAAAGTCTCTATAGTAAGGGAACACTGTAAGACTTCCGACTCCCCCAAGTATTGTGGTTCCGCCATCAGTCCTAGACGGGCCGTTTGAGCCGTTAGAGCCACCAGTAGAACCATCTCCGCCAGGTGTGCCACCTCCTGGCGAACCAGCGCCACCGCCAGAGCCGCCGTTACCGCCACGCTGTCCTAGAGCCATTGACTGCCCAAGTAAACCTCCGTCTGCAGTCTGGCCGTTGAATGTGCTAGCACTTCCGTTAGCATTTCCTGCGCCTCCTGCCCCAACTACTAGGCTGTATGTTCCAGCGGCGGCGCTACTTGCGACCATGTAACCAGAGCCGCCACCGCCACCACCGCCACCAAATCCATCGCCGCCACCGCCACCACCGCCTAATAATGCGTATTTTCGTGGACCAGCTAGCGTCACGCTTTGTGAAGTAGTAAAAACAGTAGTAGTCAACACCAAGCCTTGTTCAAAAGCGTTATTGTATTCAACAGAAAACCAAGTGAGGGCTGTGGCCTGTACTACTGCAAACGCTATGTCTCCCGTTGCCCTAATGTTTAGCTCAAGCGGATTTCCGCTGGCCCCTGAATCTGGGTCAACGAGTACTCCTGAGCCAATAGCAACATCAAGGTTATTATAAAAAGTAACCGTAGCGGCGGGGCTTCCAGAATAGGTCTGGCTCCAACTTTTGACATTGTAAATACCAGGTGAGCCTGACAACTCTATTTGGCTTTTACCTGTTACAAGAGAAAATACTCTTGGCTTAGTGCCGCCAACTGCCGCCACTGGTGCTGGAAATTGTGCAACACTCATTAGCTAACCTCGCTACCGAATAGGTGAAAAGCCAAGGCGTCTGCCGTGGCTGAATTGACCGTTAGAACATCAGTCGCACCCATAGTGATACCAAGGGTAAAAGTGTTCAAAGAATTAGCGGGAACGCTGACATCGTAAGCGATGGCGTTATTGGTAGTTGCTGGGACTCCCGCTTGGCGAACATAAACCCTAGCTAGTGCCACCGTTGCAGTGACGTTGGTAATTACCAAGGTGCTGATTACCGTTGAAGTGCCACTGGGGACCGTGTAGAGGTTTGCGTTACTCGTGTCGCTTGGGTTTACTTGGCCCAAGACTTTATAAGTCGTTGCCATTTTTTATGCTCCAATCATTAGGAAAGGGTGAAGTGCTTGCTGAGAGGCGATGATGAAAGTTCTGCGGTCTGTGACATCGGCGGAAACTATCGAGGTTGCCGAGCTAGGGATTGTGACCAAGCCGATAAGGATTTGATAAATGCCGACATTAGTTTGAGTGGGAGTTGGTGGGACTGGGTTGCTCGCCACCGCTGTCCCCTGAATTACTTTCAAGACAATAGTGTTGGCCGCTGGGTCAAGCTCCACAACCACCCCATCAATTCTGGTGTCTGTTCCAGCGGTGTCTAGTGTAAGAGTGGCTTGGCTGGTGTTTATGTAATAGTGACCACGAACCATGGCCTCACCAGCGGCAATGCGAACCTGTAAACCAGAGTCATCACCAGTAACTCTTAGGTAACTGGTATCTGGTCCACCATTGACACCCTCTCCAATGTGCCTAGCCCAAAGGCTAAATTGACTCTCTGTGACATCAACATTTTCAAAGGGGTAACTTTGTTGGGCCATTTCTCTCTCTCTTTCGCTTTTATTTTATAGCTTATTAGCAATACTAAACGGCTAGTTTCTCTCTAGGTTTGAAACTCTTTGCTGGAGCTCATTGGTTTTGGCCAGCACTCTTGCTTCATACTCAATTCCAACTGGTGTACCTACGGTTGCCCCAAGGCGTACCCCGTCAGATTCAATGGAAATGCCAACCTCTGTGACTACCGCACTTGCTTCTAGGTCGTTGATAACCACGGTAACCCTGTCACCCAGATACCAGTCTTGACCAAACCGCATGTTGAAATCATCTGACGGTGTTACCGACATTTGGACAATGGTTTTTCCATCGTCAACCAAAAGCTCCTCGCCCGATTGAGCCAGCTGTGCGGTAGTGTCTGAGCCACGGCTATCTGAAAACACTTCAATCCTGCGGGACCATTCTGTTTCTGCGGCTTGAGAGGCTGTAGTTGTGACCTCAAGAAACTCTCTAAGCTCAGCCTGACCACTGCCGCCAATAATCGCCCTGGTAACTTTTGCTGAGGCGTAAGCATACATAGCCCGTGAGAGCTTATTGTTGTCCATGTCCATTCTGATGGTGGCCGTTTTATCGGTAGGCAAATAAACCTGAAACTCTAAGCTAGTCCCTAGTTGCTCTACAGCGTAGCCAACGGCACCAGTCTGGGCTAGGGCATAAGCAGTTTGTTGTAGTGTCTGAAACCTAGCGTTACCAGAAACTATTTCACCACGCCCAGCATCAGCCTGAATTTGTAGCCCCGCTATTTTTCTGGCGATTGGTGCGTTAGGTCCAATGTTGGCTGAGACATAGCCCTTAAGCACAGTTTCAGCCACACCTGAGCGCACATCATGTGAATCAGTTTGCTGTGTGACATCAGCGCTGGATGGCGTTGGATAAGCAAGTCGCTCTGAGAGGATGATGTCATCGCTAGTTCCAGTTATGGTCCAGTCACCATCCACGATTTCAGGGGTCTGAACTAGGGTTGCTGAAAATGTAGGACCTGAAAAGATAACTGAATCATCTGGGCCAGTTACAATAATGCCATAACCTGGAAGCCTCAAGAGCTCCCCAAGTTTGCTCCCCTGTGGCAAGCGCATTTCCCAAGTCCCAACATTGTTGAACCTCAGGATGAACTTAGCACCCACCAAATCGCTTGGCCTAAATTGACCAATGCGGGCCAGCGTAGGGTCCCTAACCTCAATGAGTAGTTCATCAACTTGCATTAGTGAATTACCTCATACCTTGGTGAGTAGGTCAGCAAGACATTGAAATCCAAATCGGTGTCTATGCCTAGGATGGTCAGGCCAGTTGTGCCTGGTGGCAAGCTGAAAAGCTTTGGTGCAACATTGAGGCGGGCATAAAGATTGTCACCATCAAAGTTTGTAACGCTACCAGTCTCAGTGTTTACGGTAATCACCTCACCAGAAAAAACATTGGCAAAGCCAAACTGCTCCACGCCGTTGCCAATAACCAGGTCACTTACGGGGCCAGTGATTTTCCAAATTGGGAAAGCCCTAACATCCCCAGCGTTTACAACCGTCACAACCCCAAGGGTGGAGCTGGATGAAACTTTCATTTTGGTCAGCAAGGGCAAAAGTCCCCTGCCAGTTGACCCAGTGCCAATGCTAAATTGTTCCTCAATAGCGCTGAGCCAAAATGGGTTAGGTGCCCTCATGCTGATAACCCAGCGGCACCAGGTTAGCCCAGCGGTGTTGCTACCCCAAACGGTCTCACCGCCACCTGTGTAATGTAGTGGCAGAAATAGGCTTGTACCATCTGAGTAGTCAGCTTTAATTTGGGTGGGCCCTTGGTTGTCCTGCAAGATTCTGCCCAAGCGCCTGAGGTTTTCTTGAACCTCACCACGGTCAGCGCCAAAGATAGTGATTGGCAAGTCAACATCCCTAGGCAATCTTTTGCTGTGCCTGTAGACACCGCCGTCACCAGCGCTGGCTTCAATCCTTACAGAGGTTGGTGGGATTCCAAAGCCAGTTAGTCCTGTGTTTAGAACATAGGTTGTGTAGTCAAATGTAATTGAATCATCATTGGACCCCTCTAGGCTGTAGGTTACATTTACCACTGTGCCACCACCTTAGCTCTACGCATTGCTGTGAATAATTCTTGTTCTGAATCTATGGACTGGTTAGGTGCGGCGTAGTAGTTTATGGTTTTTCCTCCACCTTGGTCTAGTCCCATCATACTTTCAAACCTGTCAAGTGGCATAACTACCTCAGGGCCAGCCTCTCCAATAAGTGCGTTGGTTGGCTTGTTCACAAAGCCACCCTCGGCCAGCGCAACTCTTGGGATTGAGACCCTGCTGAGGTTAGGCAAGTTCAGTCCAATAGTAAAAGCATCAGCAAATGGTGTGGCTGGAATGTTGATTCGCAATGTGTTCAGTAGGTTTATGAGCCCGTTGACTCCATCAATAACGAAATTGATAAAGGTTTCAAAAATGTTTATGTAGCCGTTTACAATGTTCCCAAAGAAACCACCAATAGCACTAAAGACCGTTTCAAAAATCGTCTGGAATCCGTTGACAACTTTATCAAACCCCTCTTTGAACCCATCCCAGATTCCTGTGACGATGCCAACAAATCCATCCCAAACATCACCTAGGAATGAGGTGGTTTTTTCCCAGCTTTCGCTGAGGCTTTCACCGATGCCCACAAAGAAATCACGGATAGCTTCCATCACTGCCATAAAAAGTTCTTTGAAACCCTCCCAAGCCGTGCTAACAAACTGAGTCATTGTTGCCCAAATGTCTTGAAAGAATGTGGTCTGTGTGGCCAGGTAAACAATTCCAGCAATTAGGGCGGCCACTGCAATGGCTACTAGGGTCAATGGATTCAAGCTCATAACTGTATTTAGTATGCCCTGTGCAATGCTCAGCAAGGTGGTCACTGTGGTGGCAATTGTGACCGCTATTGTTTGCAAGTTGAACGCTATGAGCATTAGCCCTAAGACCCCAATAAATGTTGCGATAGTTGGGATGTTGTCTGTGATGAAACCAAAAAAAGCTCCAAATGCTGGGACCAGGGTGTCTGTTATAAACTCACTAACCCCCTTGAAGGCTGGGACCAGGGTGTCCTCCAAAAAGGGGACAAAGGTTGTGGTCAAAAAGTCAGTCAGGCCCACTGCGATTGGTAAGAGAATTGTGCCAAGAGTTAGGGACAGATTTTCAAATGCCACCTTATTCCGCTCAGCGCTACGGGTTGCATCAATTTCCTCAAATGCGGCGGCGGTGGAGCCAGCGGCCTCACCCTGAGCGGCAAGCTCAGCGGCAAACTTCTCAGCACCAGTTCCAGCCAGTACCTGGACGGCAGACACGGCCTCAACTGAGCCAAGTAGCTCAATCATTTTTCCGTTATTGCCGTCAGCGTAATCACTCACCGCACCTAGAGCAAAGCCAAGCCCCTCTGATTCAATAGCGGCCTGAGCGCTGTCATAGCCAAGCCCCTGGAAGATAGCATCCATTTCCTTAGAGGGTCTCTGGAGTCCGACCAGGGCGGCCTTGAGCTGGTTGGTTGCTACTGAGGTCTCAGTTCCACCCACAGTTAGGGTAGCGATTGCGGCGTTGATTTCCTCAAAGCCAACTCCAGCCGCCGCCGCCGCTGGGGCAACATTTGACATGGATGAAGATAGTTCAGCAAAGGTGGTCTTTCCACCCTTGACCGCTGTAAACATTGAGTCAGCTACTCTTTGTGCATCATCGGCGCTAAGTCCAAAGGCGTTGACCACTGTAGAGAGACCATCAACCGCTGTGTTGACATCTGTAGTTCCAGCAATGGCGGCCTTAGAGGCAACCTGTAGAAAACTTAGAGCATTTTTCTTTGGCACACCAGCTGAGATTGCGTTATAAAGTCCATTAGTCAGGGTGCTCTGGGCAATGCCAAACTCTTTAGAAACATCCTGAACCAAGCTGGAAAACTCTCCCAGGCTTGTTTTTGCGGCGGCACCCGTGGCACCCGTTAGAGTTACAACCTCAGTCAGGGATGTCTTTAGGTCAGTGGCCTCAGTAACCGCTCCCGATAGAAACCCGCCAATCTTTGCGGCGGCAAAAGCGCCACCAACAATGCCGATGGCTGGGCCGATTGCTTTTTTTATGTTTCCTGCAAAGCCTTGGCCTGTAGATGTAGCAAGTGCCGCTCCACCAGCACCGCCAGCGTTGCCCATTTCCTTGGCAATGGCCCCTTGGAATCCCTTGGCTACTGGTATGAGTGTTACATAAGCATAGGCTTGCTCTGCCATTCAAGGTCTCCATCTTTAGCTTTTTGTAGGATTGCTCTTGCATCCCTGCGGTTTGTCTTGCCAATGCGTGTTTTGTCTTGCTTGCCCCAGGGTCTCGGCCACGGTTTGGGTTTTCTCTTTGAGTTCACCTGGGCAAGTAGGTCATAGGTTGCGGCGTGAACAGTCCACTCAAAAGTAATTGGGTGTTGCCATTTGTTTTTGGCTGTCTGTAACCAGCTGGTGGGGTCTGCAATAAGAATTGAAACCAAGCTGACAACCTCTGGCCAGGGAACCTCATTCCCCAGCGCTCCCAGACCCAAGCCAAACCTGGCTCTAAAGTCATAGGTGAAAGCGTGTTTATAGTCCTCTAGGAATTGGAGGACTTCAAGGATTCCCCCAGTGGGGCCCCCTGTGTCCAGCCCTGCATTGCCTCGGTAAATTCCATCAGGCTCATAGTGTCTATAACAGCCAAGCCCTTTTCATCCAAGACTGACTCAAGCATAAACCACATTTGTTCATCAGCCTCAAGTTTCCTGGCTTTGCGTAGAACGCCTACGGGGAGGTTGCTAAAGCTGGGTAAGTTTATTTTGTTCTTGTTGTGGGTTATCGTGTAAGACATAAATGCGGCCTCTCTTAGTGTTACGGCTAGGGTGGGATTTTTAGGCCCCACCCTGTAAGTGTAGCCCTGAGCCGCCGCCGCATTGAAGCGACTCAGGGGTTCTTTGGTTTAGGCTTCTAGCTGGCTAAAGAATTTCTTGAAGGTGGTTGCACCAGCATCCGCATAAGCGGTCACTGTTACCTGGTAGCCTACTGCCTCGCCTGAGGCAAGGGTGCGTGTTCCAACTGCGGTGATTTCACCAGCTGGGATGTAAATGCGCTCAATGATAGCGCCATCAATAACATCAATCACGAACGATTGACGGCCACCTGTGGATGTAGGGTCTCCAGTCAAAACACCTGCGGTGATGGTTGAGCCGTAGTAAAGCTCTAGAACAGCTTCACTGGTTTCAATGAAAGTCATTTCAATTGTGTAGGTTCCCTCAGAGGTAACCTCACGAACTAATGACCCATTCTGCCAAGCTCTAATCTGGTTGGTTGTGCGGTCAATGTTCTCAGCAATGCCGTCAGCTGAGACATAGCCAAGGTCAATGAAAGCCACATCAAGTGCGGTTCCTGAATCGGTTGGTGCGGTGGTGCCAGTTGGTGCGACATAAACAGCGCCAGAAACGGCCACCCTTACATTGTCTGAATCAAGTGCCATGATTTATTCCTTACTAGTTTGAGAGGTTTGACCCTCTGTGATTTACGGTGAAGCGTAAAAATCTACGCTCTCCCCTAAGGTCTGTCACATCCTGAATTGAGGATTGAACAGAGGTTGCCACAATGGGACTTCCATTTGGCAAATCATCGAAAATTGCTTGGGTCAGTAAGGCCAAAGCCTCTGCCTGTCCATAGCTCTCTTCATAAATTGTCACACCGATAACAGATTGCATCAGTGTCTTGCTTGGCTGTGTGCCCCCGTCACGCCTCAAGATGACTTGTGCGGGGGTTTCATCTGCCCTAATAGCAACTCGCACATCAGAGCGGGCTTGAGCCGTTAGAGCGGCGTTTAGCCTTGACACCAAATGAGCCATGATGTCTGTAAAAATTACCGCATCAGCCATTAGGTCCTCTTATTCGGTTTGCGTGTTTTGACCTGAGTGCCTCTATCGCCACCTGCCAAGTCTAACGCTCTAGATAAATTGCCTGTGTTTGCTTCATCAAAGTCAGAGCCATTTATTACTTTGGCCCTGGCCCTGTTTCTGCCAGCGCTGACTTCTAGCTGGGAGCCAGGCACAGCGCCCTTGACTCTTTCCATCCTGTCGCTGAGCATGCTTTGGATTTCGGGGGACCTTAGTAACTCACGCATCCCAGACCTGTTTAGTTTTACAGTGCCTCCACCGCCTGGGATACTACTAGCCATTGATTTCCTTTTGTAAGTCAATAACCGTGCCAGGTGTCCAGTATCCCAGACCGTTGACCCAGTTGAAAGATTCACCGTCTAAAATGTAGCGCTCGCTAAGGTAAACAAAGACATCACTGTTTCGAATTTCAACACCAGAATCTAGATAAACCGTTAGCCCTGAGGTGATTGTTATTTCTGCGGCCCCTACTGTTTTGGAACCAGTGCGGGCGGCAACTTTTGCGTTTAGTTCAATCTCTGTGGTTGTGAAAGTTGGTTCACCGTATTGGTCAACCCCTGCCAAAGCTTGTCTGATTTGGGTAATTACTTGCATAGTTTCCGTTCCCCATGGTTGATGTTGATTTGAATGTCAGACCACGGTAAGAATCCGCAACCTTGGCCTCTACTGGGGACATCATTACCTGACCCCCTACGGCCCAAGCCGCATAGCTCTGAGAAAATGGGCCCACGCTTTGTTGTTGAACACCAGAGGCGGCATCAGGATTGATTGAGAGTGTTCTGGCTACCATGCCAGCGACTACCGCCACCACATCATCTGGGATGCTGGCAGAGCCATGCTCATAGCTGACTGTCACTGGAGTGTAAGAGCCCAGGTCATAAATGCTTTGGTGCCCGTCAAAGGTGAAATCAATGATGTTGCCATCAAGGTCTTTGACTTCGCTAACAACTATGACTGGTCTTTGCACTAATCGCACCACGCCATCCTTTGGGAATAGCCTGACCACGCTCTCACCCTGCTCAAACTTTTGCACAGCCCGTTGAATAAAAAGAGCTGAGGCATCCTTTAGATAAGCGGTGGCTTTGGAGCTTTCGGCGATTGTGAGAGTTCGCCCCAGTCTTGCCTCAACATCAATGATTGTAGCCAGTGCCATTTGGGCCTCTCTAAAAATTATTTGGGTGGTATGACTGAGGGGCCAGAGCGAACTCCAGCCCCCCAGTGGTTAGCCTTGTTTAGGCAGAGACATACTTGATAACGGCCTCAGACTTGACAACCTTTGCACCGTAGACATTCAAGCCACGAACAATGTCCGAGAACTTGGTCTGGTTGCGTAGGGACTCAAGTGACTGAATCTGGTTCACGAAAGCAACGGTGTCACCGTGGTATCCCACAGCCGAGACATCAGTTCCCAATAGGGCAGACTCTAGAACATTCATTCCAAACAGTCTGGTGATTTGTCCATTGCGTAGTTCGTCAGTCTGGCCAGCGGCAGAAACATCGGACAGTCCCTGAATTAGCAAGTCAGCAAAGTCAGGTGTGACCACGATGAAACGGTTTCCAGCTGGAACCTTTGCGGCAGTCATGGCGGTCCTGACTGAGCGCACTGCGGTCTTAGCCTTTTCTGCGGTGTCAACCACAACTGCGCCAGCGTTCCCGTTAGTTGCACCAGCAAGCATCTGAGCCAATAGGTATTCCTCGGCATCCTCGGCTAGTGCCTTACCAGCGGCATCAGTCCAGGCGTTGAAGGTTCCAGCGGCCTGAACCGCATCAACATCATCAACATTGACAGAGAAGGCTTTTTCCTGGTTGAGCAGAAGCTGAACCTCGGTGTCATTCAACGCCTCAGCGGTGATTGAGCGCCCAGCGGCGGCATAGTCCACAATCGTTGGGGTAGTTGCGTTGATGATGTGGACAGTGTTGCCACGGGTTGCGTCACCTGAATACTGAGTGTTCAAGGTTGGAATTACAATCTGGTTTGCGATAAAGCTCTGGGTTACGCCAGCGCTCCAGACTTCTGGGATGAAGTTACTTATTGCCATTTGATTTCTCTTTTCTTTATAGTTTGCCCATCAGAGCATCAAGGCGGCCATCTTTCGTGGCCTTCATGATGTCTGTGGGGGACATGCTTTTCAGTTCGTCTCTGCTTCTAATTTGAGACTTGCTAGGATTTTGACCACGGGCACCCTGCCCTAGGTCTGGGATAATCTGCTCAGCGTTTCTGCTATGCGCCTCAACCCATGACTGAATTGCCTCTGAGTCAATGTTGCCGTCACTCAAAATGAATGAGGCTTTGTCAAAATCAAGTAACGAACTGCCATCAAGTGAGCGGCCATTGAGCAAGCTTTTAAGCTCAGCATCAACCAGCTTCACAGCAAATTCTTTTCTGATTACTTGAGAGGTTTCCTCACGGGTCTGCTCAATAAGTTTTTCAGTGTCAGTCAGTTGTGATTTTCTGATTTCGTCTAGCTCTTTAGCGGCTTGGCCATTTGACTTGGCTTGCTGTTCGTTCTTTCGGCTTAGAGATTTCCATTTGTCAACCTCTGCCTTTAGAGTGTCCGTTTCGGATAGCTCTGAGATTTCAGTGTCAGTGGTTTCTGCTACTGCCTCTGTTCCCTCGTTTGATTCTAGGGTTTCTGTCTGATTTGATTCAGCCATCTTGTCTCCATTTCGGATTGGGTATTGCGCTCATTGCGAGCTAATCAGCTTGGTAGCTGAAATCTAAAGCCCACCTGGCCCAGTGAAATCCTGGTCTCTCCAGCTAAGTGTGGGTCCGTATTCACCGTGGTTTCTAGTGACAACAATTTCTGTATAATCTGCAAGTCTCTGGCTACCGTCAGGGGCGTTGATAATCTTGCCCAAGCCCGCATCCCTAGCTCCAAAGTCTGGGTCAACTTTTAGTTGTTGCTCAATGCTGTCATAGGTTGAGTCTAGCCTTACCTGGTCAATAACTTGTCCAGGGTCTTGGTTTGCGAAAACGGGCATTTCTCCACAATCGCAACCTGGGTGAATTGGCATCAGCTCACCTCTGGTGTAGCGCTGTGTTGAGGCTATGGTGCACAGCGCACAATTCTCATTGCCAGTTAGAGTTCTGACATAGTAAGTGATTCCACTGTTTCTATTCCTAGCCTGAGAGCCAGCGGCCCGCCGAGACAGTTGCATGTCAGTGGAAGCTATGGAACCAATACGCCTAGCACCCTCAGAAATTGCTTGGGTCATGTCATTACCGTTTGACAATGCCGTGTAAAGAGAAACAAAAGGTCTGCGGTAAACCTCACTAGTATCTGCCCCATTCCTCAGTGCTGAGGTGGTCAAGTTTTTTGCGCTTACCGAAAACGACTCAAAGCTCTCCCCGCTTATTTTTGCCATTTCGCTATAAAAGGCAACCTGTAATCTAGCCGCCTGTATTTTTGCCCCAGTCATAATGGGGTCAAGCACATCAACAAAATTGGCATAATCCGCATCACGCCAGGAACCAAGGTTAGTGAAAATTGCCGAGGCCCTGGCCCCAGCGCCCCTGACCAGTTTTGAGCTTAGGCTGTTATACCCGTCAAGCAACTGCCTTTGGGATGCCACTATGCGCTAGGTGTCTGCGGTGTGCCCAATAGTGCCTCTGTCAAAATTGCCTCGCCAGCCCTTTCAACTTCCATTTCCGCTATTTCAGCTGGGCTAAACTGCCCAATCAATGTCATCCTGGAATTGAACGGAATGTCCTGGAACTTGCTATTAGCATCTGCTCGCTCAGAGAGACTGTAGCGTTCTGGGGTTTGCCAGATTGGTTCCAAGTCTAAGAGCTCAGAGCGGATTGTGTCACCAGTGTATTTGAACATTAGGGACATAACTTTGGACCAGCCAACGGTTGCCCTGGCAATGCGGTCCTCGGTCTTGAACACCAAACCCTCACGGGAAAGAGCGGCACCCTCAGCGCTTTGGTTTGCACCCTCTGAATTGAGGTAGTGCATTGGGGTCCTGGTCACTGCGGCAAAGTCCTGAATGTCTGCCCTGACTGCGGCAAGAATGTCATTGGTGTCTGTCTGTCCCATCTCGCCAATGTCAGCATCCTCTGGAAGCATCCACATAGCGCCTGGAGCAGATTCAAATAAACCGTTGTAATCAACTTCATTACCATCAGAATCATGTGTGGGAAAATCGCCCTTGAGCCACTTTTGTTTGAACGCCTGAGTTGTGGCGATAATTAGCCTTTGGAGTATCATGTGGTTGATTCTGTCAATCAAATCTAGGTAAGGCTCATACTCGCCTTTTTCATCCATGTTTGTAAACTTCACAACTGGAACCTCACCAAGAGGGTTGAGTGAGCTCATTTCCTCTTGATACATGTAGCCCTCAACATCAAAGGGGCTGTTCTCTTGGGTCTTTTTGTAAACTTCAATTCTGTCAGGGTAGTAGTAATACGCACAGTGAAAGCCATACTCAGAGAACACCTTAAGGGCACAGAGGATTTCTGAGGGGTCCTCTGGGTCAGAAATGATTTGCATCTGGCGTGGGTCCTCAACTGTAACCAGTGGGTATTCCCTGCCCTTTTTCATTCCAACGATTGCATAAGCCTCACCGAACTTTAGAAAAAAGGTGTGGAGGTCTGCGGAATAGACATCAAGCTTGTTGGCCTTCCAAAGGCGGCGGGCCATGACATCGCCGTTTTCATCGTCATCAGCACCAGTGCGGAAACCACCAACACGCATACGCTCACGCACTGCGGCAACCGAAAGCTGGGCAATGTTCAGGCGGGCCTTTTTCTGGAATCTACGGTAAGCCCGTGACTGCCCCTCAGCGCCCTCAGGCAATGGGGCATCCCCGTCATAGTAGCGCTCTAGCAAGTTCATTCTGGCTTGCTCTTTAGCAAGCTTTTTTAGCATGCCCTGTTCCAATTCTGTTAGCTGAGTAGCCATAAGTTTCCTAACCTAATCTGCGGGGGATGAATGTGCTCTTTGTGGCTTTCCCTTTAGAGAGAGCCTGGAGCCTGGCTTGGTATGCCAGGACCGCCGCAACTGCGGCATCAATTTTGTTTGGTGACTCAGGGTGTTCCTTGGCAATAGAGATTCCTGAACGGCTTATGCGGCGGCGAGAGTTGAGAACATGTCTAGATAATACTGACCCATTATGAGTTAGTTCCTTGTCAATCACAGCATTTTGGAATTGCTCCAATGCTCTGACTACAAGATAAGACCTGTTTCCTGTCATCCACCATTCAATGGGATGGTTCACCGTTGACTTGACTTTTAGCTTTTTGCCATAAGCGGCTTCCCATTGTGCAATGTAGCTTTCCCATTTTGCGGGGTCAGCAAACATGCCAATCACCTTGTAATCCTCAAATGCTTGTTTCACCTGATTGTCAACATCAGTGATAGGGACTTCCCAGTCCTCCCCAGCGGGGCCGCTAGGTTGTTCCCAGACTTTGATTTCAAAGAGGTGGCCGTCAGAAACACGGCATCCAATTAGGGCGGTGGCATCTGTGGTTCCTCTTATGCGTTTCCTTGAGCCGTCAAAGCCCAGTGTAATTTCCTCACCCTTGCCAACCTCTTTGGAGGCGTAGGTTGCGGCCCACTCTGTAGCGCTGACCCATGAGTCTTTTGCGCTGGTGGGTTGATTGAAGTAATAGCGGCGTGAATCCTGGGGGTCATTTCGTGGGTCATAAAATTCAGACATGATTCTTTCAACATCCATGACCTCAGCAAATGGCCCGTAGGCTTCTAAGATTCCAGCTCTGACCTGGGCTTCATCAGACAAGTCAATGTCAGCATCAGCTTCACGGTGGTCAAAGAAAAGTCTTTGTCTTTTGACTTTGCCCTCATTTATCATTTTGGCCAAGTCGTGTGTTTCCTCTGCCACTGATTTTTCACCAGGCAAGTACATGGTGGAGGTCTCAAGTGACCAGGGCTCTGCCGCTTTACGCTTTGCCAGGTTGCGCCTAACGGTGTCATACATCCGTTTTAGTTCTCTAGTTGTGTAAAGGTGGGTTTCATCGAACACCACAAATGTTTCTTTTCCGCCATCCTTGGCACTATTGGAGGCAGTCGATGGGATTATTTCCCCACCACCTGGCAAAAAGATTCTGGTTAGTCCAGCGGCATCCCTTGGAAGTCCATTGGATAGCGGCCCCTCTGAGAGGTTGAAATAAATGTTGTCATAGGTATTGCCAGCCTGGCCTTCTTCTGTCGCTAGGCAACGGATTATAGGGGCAACAATGGCCTTTCCTACGGGCTCACCTTCATTGTATTTATAGACAAAGCCATCCCTAGTGTATGTCTCAACACCTGTGGCGAATCCGTCAAACCTTGCTGGGCCCATAGCCTCAAACAATGTGATGAATCCTGCCAGCTCTGACTTGGCCCTACCCTTAGCCCTTGACATAAATGAGGAATCGTAAAGTCTGCGGCCATCATCACCCAGGGCGTAAACATCCAAGACAAATCCAGCAAACTCTTCATCAAGTTCTATTGGCTCGCCTTGAACATCACCTGGGCCGTGGACACAAAATGTCTCAATCCACCAAATCGCAACCCAGCCTAGTGAGAGTTTGCGGTCATGGTTGTCAGCCCTAATGCGCTCACGCATCAAGCAATCTCTGGCGGCGGTCCTCAATGTTGGCAACTGCCTCAAGCTGTGGGGCTTCATCCTCAAAGTCCACATAGCGGATTCTGAGGTCTCTACGGGAATCCACGGTTGTGCCCATTACCTTTTCACGCATCCTCAATTCAGCCATTGCCGAAATGATGCCATGATTAGCCATTGCGTGAACCATTGCGGTATCAATCGCAAAAGCCCAGTCTGAGTCCTGCCACAAAATACAGTGCGGCATTTGAGTTAGTGCGCTCCACCAATCTCTGGTGCGGTTCTCAATCGGGATTTCGATTGGCTCGCCCTCTTTGATTACCGAGCGGCTTAGTGGGAGCTCTGGTGTTGGGCCGTCATAGGGAACATTTGCAATCTCGGTCCAGTCAACCGTTGGCTTGTGCCTGGTTACTGTCGGCCTATCTGCGGGTTTTCTACCTGCCATGCCCATTTGGTGTCTCCATTTCGGATTGTGCCCAGCGTTTCGCTAGGTAAGTAGGTGCGCCAAGTCTAACTCTTGGAGCGGTGCTCTGGTTATTGCCTGACCTGTCACTGTGAGGTAACGGCCATTTGGGTAAATTTCTACGCTCAAGCCATTGCGGCTAAAGCGGCGGCCCTTTTCCAGGGTTGCATAACCCCAAACATGCAAGCCAGTCCCACTGGGGCTAACTTCAATGTAAGTGTTTGGCAATGAATCAATTAGTTTTTGTGCTTCTTTATTTGGTTTACCATCAAAACAATGGTCTAAATCTATGCAAACAATTCCATCACCGTTCAAAACAAAGCCTAAACCTTGTCCTGCTTTTGATTTGGATGCTGTTTGGTAATTAGTCCAGGTCAAAGGGTTGGTTGAACTAGCTGAATGTCCCTGGCTTGTGATTGGTACTTTGTTGTTGTGCCTAATCCAGCGGGGTAAAACTCTGAGCTCAACTGGGATGTGATGCCCACGGTGTGAACGGACCCTGCAAGCGGTCCCGCAAAATCTAGGTTTGCGCCCTCTTGCCCCTGCCGTTACTGGGGTGCCGCATACTTCGCATGTATTCATAGCCCCAGTTTATCGTTACATCAGGGCTAGGTCAAGTTTATCTTGGAATTGCTTGGTGCTCTACAGCCCAGTAAACAAAGGGGTCGAAAGCCTCGGATTTTGCACACACAGCTATCCACAGCACCTCTCCGCCCTACCTAGGGGGTGGGGAGGGGGTCCCTGCCCAGGGTCGAGAGCCGCAAAGAATAAGGGCTAAAAGAGCCTTTTTAGGGGACCTGTGGGAGGTACTAGGTAGAGCACTATTAGTCATTGATAAATCCTGGATGTTTCTCGCCTGGATGACGCTCAGTGAGCCTTGGTCTGTTAGCTGTAGCCTCTAGCGCTGTCTTTCGCTTGTGATGCCACACACATAAAAGCTGGAGATTGTCTAGGGATTCGCTCCCGCCTTGAGCTAGGTTCACAATGTGGTCAACCTCTGTGCCTTGTAAGTAGCACCGCTCTGATGCGTGGCCGCCTTGGGGTAGGTGTTGGCATACCCCTAGGGCTCTCTTGATAACTACTTGCCTGATTGCCGCCCATCCTGGGGGGTCTTTTCTTCGGCGGCTTGAATCCCAGTTGTGTGAGGTGGGGGGGGTCATAAAATCCTCAGGACCTTACAGACATTTAGAGGGACCTCAATAAACTGCTCGCCTTGTGTGTAGACAGTGCGCTTGTGGACTCTCTTGCCCTTGGTAAGTTCCTTACCGTTCACTACTAGGCAGTGAGTAAGGCCGTCATTGAGCATCATGAACAGGTTGCGCTCTGAGTCTTTGATGAACTTTTCTTTGCGCCCTGCAAAATGTACGGTGTCAAAGGGGAATTGTGGCCCTGTCCAGTTGTGCTTGACCTCAACCTCTACCTCATAGAAGCCTCTAGGGCCTGATGCGAGTAGGTCAATGCCATACTGGTCGGGGTTTACCGTTGCTTCTATGTTGAATGTCTTGAGCCAATCAATGATTATCAGCTTGGCTTTGTCATCCTGGGTATACAAATCTAGGTCGAATGGCTTCATTAGAACACCAGCACCGTTCCTTGGAATTCTTTTCCCTTTTCCAGCGGGATGCATACAACGCCACAATCAGAATCACCCATGCCACCTGAGTTGCGGTACCAGTCTGAGCCTGAGTCCATTGTTTTAGCCTGGACCCAATACCTGGAGGTGTTGCGCTCGGTATTTCCTACCTCACGGACCTGCAAGTGGTGAAAATGCCCTGTGGCATACAGCGTGGCACCTGAAATGGCTTGGTTACCCATCATTTGCTTAGCTATCCAGCCTGGGATGCCGTCAGGTCTGGCCGCCTGGTGACCGTGAAACAGTCCTAAGCGGTGAAAATTGTCACCAAATACATCATGGACCAGGCTTTCATCCCACTCATTAGGCTCAAAGAATCTAATTGGGAGGCCAACCTCTTGGCTTAGCCTGGCTAATGTGCGCCCCACATGGACACCCCAGTCATCGTGGCCTGTGCCGATTTTCTGTTTGTTTACACGCCATTGACAGTGGTTTGAACCAACGGTCAAATAAGCTA